CACACATCGACCTGCACATGTCCTAGCTTATGCTATGTTCTTAGAGTTTTGTAATGTCCCGCAGGAAGTCTGCAATCTGTACGTGATGATGAGGTCGATGGCTTATGTGAAATCCCTCGCCGAAGGTCTCTACAAGGCGATCATCAAATGGAATCTTGGCTCCGGCGACCCTTTCACACTGAATGCAAACTGCTTTATGATGAAAAGCACCATGGCTGTCCGCTACACCGGCCTCGAGTATTGTGCTGGTATCCAGAAGGGAGATGACTTCATCTGCAGCAATGAGGGCTGGAAAATTTCTGGACGAGCCAGTCTGTACTCTCGACTCAGGGTGACTATGAAGATCGATGTCAACAAACCCCCTTATCACGCCGGACGGTTCCTAGTGGATGGCCAGGTTTTGGCTGACCCGGTTAGGGCCTTCTTTCGTCATTTTGCCAAGACCCATGACCCAAGATGCACTCTCCAGGAGATCTATGTCTCTTTCTGTGACCGGAAAATACATTACACGGAGGCGCAGGCTGAATGGCTCAAGGCAGTGATCCCCTTGTTTTACCCGGATGTCAACGCGGAGGAGGCTATTTACATAGTCGACGTAATCCTTAGCTTGAGGTCATTCAAAATTTTTTCCAGCACCTATAAGTATGCCGATCGTTGCGAGAACGATATATACGATCCCGAGGAGGACTGTGCCTTCTTGGTCGCTCGCCGCTTGAAACCATCGCTAGCAATCTCCACCCTTCGGCAATTTAGGAATCATGTCAACCCCGTCCAACTCCTTGGAGCTTACCAGCGTGCTGGTATCGACTGCCTGCTTGCTGCTCATCCTAGCCTTGTGCCACGTGGCTTTGTCGGTGCGATCATCACTGCGAAACATGTGTATGCGATGCTCCCGCCAACACCGACCTTTTGATGAGGAAAACCAGAACGAAAATTCCCCTTTGTTAGTGAAAAACCAAGAAAACCAAAACGTACCAAAAACATTAGAAAACAATAAGACCTATCAAACGTCCTCCACACAAACTGACTTCAAGAGGAAATTAGATAGGATAGATATCTTGAACGCACACGACCAATTGATTTCTCAAGAGATAACTTTTCTTAACACCAAAACACAACTTGAGGAGACACGGACGAAAGTGAAAGGGGTATACGCTGCGTGGCTTGGTGACACAAAACATCGTCTTGACTGTCAACTGGCGATAGGCTACCTGAACGATCGTGAGTTACAGAGCTACGTTACCGCCAAATCACAGGCAGAGTTTCTGCGCATACACTACCCTGAGGCTATTCCCCCTCGCAACCCAAACGGCACCTCTCCAAGCGATCACACAATAGCAACCGTCTTCGAGATCCTATATTACACGCAAGAGGGTTTTGACCTCCATTATCTCAAAACCA